CTAAGAAGGAGTTGTACGTCGGGAGTGGTATTGTCTGCTTCATCGATGATGATGACTTTATGCTTTGCCTCAGACGAGAGAGAGACCGTTGATGCGAAGTTCTTCGCATTGTTCCTAACAGTGTCAAGAAAACGTCCTTCATCCGATCCATTAATGACATAGACATCAACCCCAAGTTCTGCACACAGTGCTTTTGCTACTGTAGTCTTCCCACATCCAGCAGGACCAGAAAGAAGTAGATTAGGCACTTCACCTTTATCTAGGAAATCAAGAAATGTTTTCTTGGTTTGTTCTGGTAAAATACAGTCTTTAATTTTCTTTGGTCGATATTTTTCAACCCATAAAAATTCATCCCTCAAGATGCCCTCCATGCAACATAGAAAATATATGCTAATCCCAATAACATCATAAACGTAATTGGAAAAAATGGTATGACTGTAACTACATGAAGTATTTGAATAATAACAATACCGTAGAATAGCCACATAATAGTCATTCCTATTTTATTATGCCTACTTCCACGTTTGTACGGATGGCATCCAGTGGGACCAGAATCCCACCCATCTTGCATATAGTCTTTTGTGTCAAGTTGTTTAGTCATTCCAATGACGGATTACTCCGCTAATAATAAAAAAATTAGTGATGAGATAAGTAAGAAAGATAAAAGATCGTACAAGGACAATAAGATTATCATACCTCTGCGTCTTCGTATCATCGAAAGAACCCAACGCATACTTCCATATCCTCCACCATCTTATCATTTTTTTACATAATATGCATCATAATATGATGCTATGCCATTAGTTGTTACCTGACCCTTACTTATCCACTCATCTATACATGGATATACATTTTGATTAGGATATTTTGCAATTAAAATTTTAAATGCGTTTCTCCTAAGTTTCAATTGTTCCTCAGTAGGATTTTGGGGGTCGTACATCATGCTTCAGCAAAAGAATATGTAATTCTTTCTGGTTCAAGCACTTCTGCAATTTGTGCTACAGTTTCTGAAAATCCGTCAGCACCTTCATCATCAAATTTCCAATTAACCACTTTGTCATACCCCTCATTGTCAAGAATTTTTACTTGACGTTTTGAGAGATTGATGAATACATGTTCCACAAAGGTCTCCATAGAGTTGTCTGTCATATCCATATTATAGCACAGGTGTCAAGGGCTAGTTCAAATATATTGAGGATCCAGTAATAATAACCTCATCCTCAGCACTAATAGTTATAACTGCGTCAGACTCAATTGTTGTATTTTCACCTGATTTAGTAGATAGTGCACCTTCTGTTGCTTCAATAACAATAGATCCTTCGTTAGCAATTATAGAAGCACCAACATCAGCACAAGTTACATTATATGGTCCTTCTTCATTAACAATAGTATATTTTGGTGGAGTTGCAACAGGAGATCCGTCAGGAAATAAGTCAGTCTGAACATTACCAGTTACTTGACGATATATACCAGTTTGCTTATATGTCTTTTCTTCATTCTTAGGATAATTGATATTTTCAAATAAAGAAGGACATTGTAATGTAATAGAATTAGATCCAACTAAAACAACATCACCACCTGCTACATTAGTTTTATCATAATCAGTTGTCCAATTACTACCTGTCATTTTAACATCAGTAGATGCTACTTCAAATTCAGTACCATGTATAGATAACTTAGCTCCACCAGTTTTTATATCCATGTCGGTATTTAAATTGATGGTATGTTTCTGAATTTTTGAATTCTTCGCATTACCCTTCCGATCTACCATTTTAGGTGCACCTGTAGCAGTAACAAAGAATCCTCCACCTACTGTAAGATGAAAATCTCCATCAACCTTTAGTTTATAATCACCTTTAACAGTGTAATCAAAATCTTTATCAATACTCTTACATTCATCACCATGAACTTCTTGAGTAAGATTACCAGCATAACTACAATGATCAGCAACTAATGCACCAGTAGAACCTTTACCACCTGTTTGTTTATTAACATAAGAATCTATTTCTTGTGATTGTTTCGCTGCTTCTTCACGATCAGAAGCTTTTGATTTACCTTTTTTTCTATATTCTTTTTGAGCTACATGTTTAGCAAATTCAGCATTATCTCTTTTTATAGAGTATGAAGTAGTACCACTTGCAGTTCTATTAACTTCCATTTCAGCACCAGGAGTGCCACTATGCATAGTATATCCACCAGAAGGATTAGTTGTAGCAGATGTTAAGTATGGATCAACATCCTTTAACATAGAATCTATTAAAGAATTAGGTTTATCTCCACTACCACACTTAGATCTATCATTACCCCTCATCTTATTGATTTCTTCTAATTCCTCTTCACTACAATTAGTAACACCAAAGAAAGGATACCATCCAGAATCATCAGAAGCAGAGTCTGGTTTTCTTTCACAATTTGGTTTAGCAAATTTAAGGAACATGGCAAGAATACCACCAATAATATCTAAAGCACTATCTGCATTCTCAAATATATCAGTCAGTTCTGAGATAATACCTTCTCCTTCCTTCCATTCATCTAAAATTTTAGACGCATCACCTTGTCCCTGTAAAGTACTTTCAATACTACTAATTACACCTTGTATTTGACCTACAATACTTTCTGAACTACAAACAATACTTTCAGTTATATCATCAAGAGATTGTTCTATAAAAGACGATTTGTCAAGTTTACCCTCTAAGAAACTATTAATATTATTAGTAACAGAGCTCATAGGATCTGCTATGAATGATGCAAGTTGAGAATCATTCTTACAAAGAGCAGATAAAACCTGAGTAATTGCATCCTGTACTGCCTGATATATTACTAATGGTTCTCCAGTTACTTTCTCATCTAATTTTTTCTTATCAAGTTCTTCAGCAAGATTACCCATTGCTTCTCTTTGGGCAGCAATAAGTTGAGTAAATAATGGAGCTAAAATTCTTTGAATAGGTGCAGTAAGTTCTGGTCCTGTAACCATCTTACCATTTGTTACATTGATATAATATGCTTCTGAACCTCCTCCTTGATATCCACTACTACCTGCAGGTATTAATGTTGACGCTGTGTCAGCAATATTCTGCATTTCATTTTTTAACTGCTGCTTAAAACTCTTTATTGGTCCACCAACACCATTTGCTGATGGAGTTAATACATCAGTTGGTTTATTAGCGTTACCACTACTACCTGGAAGTGCTACACCAAGATTAGAAGGAGATCCTAAACCACCAGTATCAGAAGTCCTCATTGAAGGCATCTTAACTGTATTAGTTGGTCCTTGTCTCTTATATCCTTCACCCTTACTACTAGCAGTAGTTGCATTAGGATACATTGGGTTTAATGATGCTGGATTAGGAGCAATTCCAGGCTCCATATCCTCTCCAGTAAATGCAAATTGTTTCTTTTCGTTAGTATCGTCAGATTTTTCAACTCTTAAAACACCCATAACAATAGGCATTTGGGCATTTTCTCCATCCATGAAGAATCCCATGACAATAGCACCAGGTTGAAGTTGTCCAGAACTCTCACCTTGTCCGTCATTACCTGCTTGAGAAGTATGCTGTAAAACACTAGCCCAAGGTAAATGTTCTGTAGGTAGATCACCAGTTGTTCCACCACGGAAATTAGTATAATAACCAAGTACACGAACCTTTACCCGACCAAGTTCCATCGGGTCTTCATTATCTTCAACTTCTCCAACCCACCAGAAAAATCCGTCTTTACCGACAAAATTTACAGATGACTCTTGAATAATACCATCAATTGTATTCATCGCCTTTGCAGTTTTCTAATATTTATTAGTTACCTGTGATGTATCCCCACAGAATGTTCCATAAAGATTTACTAGCACTACCTTGAATCTCATCAAAGATGTACATATTAAGTTTAAAAGCATAATTTGCCTCATCAACTAAAGCACGAATCTCAACAGCATCTAAGTTCAAAGAATCTAAATCAGAACGATATCCATCTTTAAATTCTTTAGCATCAGGTACTCTAGGAAACTCATAAAACAGTAGACCTGATCCTTTAGCAGGTTGTAGTGCTTTCTGAGCAATATTCTTAAGAATTTGTCCACCAGATAAATCACCAATATAACGTGTATAGTGATGTGATATAAGAAGAAATGGAGATTTCTCTGCTACTTCATTAAGTCTGTGTATATAAGTTTTACATGCTTCCGACCCACCATGAGAAACCTCATTTCTCCACATAGGACCATAATAATACCTAAGATCCTGTTCAAGAAAATTAGTACGATCAAGTTTTGATTGATATTTTTGTAGAATTTTAGCAAGAGGATCATTTGTCTTACTAATCAAATCCTCCATACAACTATAAACATAATAAAAATTCGTAAGTAACTTACGATATTCTTCTTCATTTACAACACCTTTAAGAAAACCTCTTACAAACTTTGTGTTTTCTGCTGCTGAATGGGACTTTTTAGTCCCTTCCTTTAATTCTTTTGCAAGTCCCATATCAAACTTTATTAAATTTGTAAATTTCTTCTGCACCCCAGATGATTCTTCCTTTTGAATCTAAGAATCTATCTCTCATATGTAGTTTATTTTCATAGAGACCAAGTTCTGCATGACCAGTGATTATTTCACCACTTTCTGTCATACTAGTATCAAATTGACCCATCCATGAACTACCATCATACTTTAATATCATATCACATGTTTCATCACGTGTCAATCCACTATAAGTACCACCCCAATGCTCAAGTATAACTTCAGTATCGGATAGTACTTTTAGTTTTTTATTCGTTTTTAAATATGGACTATTCTCTTCTTTCCTACTCCAATGCACAGAATGTATAAACTCTCCATCATCCTCCCATTTTACAAAAACAGATCTGTATAAAGTAGGTGATGATTGTGCTTGTAATTTATTAGACCAAGTTCCAAGTAACCATGATAAAAAATTGTTCATTAGTCGTCGTATACTAAGCACTCTGGCTCGTCAGGATGCATTTCACAGAATAGTTCAATGGCATTAGGATCATGATGATCTCCAGCATTGATCTCTGCTATGTGATGCTCACGATAAGTTTCTAACTCGTGAAGTTCTTCTGCGACATGCCTACGAGATGCAGGACTAGTTGTTGGGTTGTCAAGGATGTCTCTATCTTTTTGAATGTGTTGTTCGATAGTCTTCATAATTTTTGTCTCCGTTACTATAGGTAACTATACTATTATTTATGCTACGGCTGCGTCTTTCATAAGGATTAATTCAGATTTATGGTTACGATTTGCAAACGAATGGGTAATTCCAGCAATAAGATACTTACCACTATAACGCTTATCTGTTATAGGTCTAGTACCAACTTTTTCAACTGATGGTACAATAAGATTAATCCCTTTACCAGCATAAAGATCTAAATTACCAGGTATTTTAACTAACATTTGAATTGCTTTAAGAGATTCTATACGCATATATTGATATGCTTGTAATTCCACTAATTCTTGATAATTTTTTTGAGGATTATCTTTAAACTTAGGATCAAAAATTTGATTTGGCATTACAGTATAACGTGTACGTTTAGGATAATCAACCATACTCTGAACATCTTTATCCATCTGACCATAAACACTAGTAGCCTTTTTAGTGCCTAAATGAGACATTTTTCTCCATGCATTACTAATAGAATAACGATATGCGTCATTCTGCATATCTGTACTCAATCCCATCTTAGAATTAGAAATTGTAACTGGATCAAATCCAACACTATATCCAGACCAATCACCATCCCTTAAACCTAATAAGTAATTTCTCTCTTTTGGAAAAGACATACCTTCAATCCTATATTGATCTCTACCAGCACCTTCTAATTTTTTTGGAGAATATTCATAGGTATATAATTTCACTTTTCCTGTAGTATAATTACTTTTTGACTCAGTTTGATCATTAATATCATCAATCAGATGATCAATTGATGAGAAATTAAATCCTAAAGCACTTTCAAAGAATAAAAACCCATTTTGAAAATCACCACCTTTATTCATCTTACGAATACTACGCTGTGAAATCCAATATATTGTATCAAGTGGTCTCCAATTTGTAGCTATAAAATTCTGTTTATTAAGAGTCTCTTCTATAAATGATCTCTTACTACTACCAATATATTTTTTATCTTTAATAAGTTGTTCTACAACCTCATGAGATTTTGTTTTACCTTCAAATAATACTTCTGAATTACCAAATACATTCTTAACTTCATTTCTTAAATACTCATCAGAAATTGCATTTATAATATAAGTTTCTGTATATTCGTTTGTTTTTGTTCTAGACTGTATTTCATAAGCCCTAAACCAATAAGTTCTATCTATTATAGTAGATTGTACCTGAATTCTAAACTTCTCTGATCCAGTCATAGCACCAAGAACACCACCACTATCCATAATAGAAAGTTGACATTCTAAAGTTGCTAAGGTTATGGTTTCAGTTATTTCTATTCCTAATACATAATCGGAAATATCATAACTACCATTAGCTTCAAGACGTTCACCATCTCGATAAACGCTAACCCTAATATCAACTTCACCAGCTTCTGTTCTTTGTAATCCCATTTATGATGCCTTCTTCATTGGATTTAATAGTGAATTTATTTGCATTGCAGGTGATTGAGTTGTTGCTTGTCCTCCTGCATTAATAAATTTAGGTTGATTCATTCTACCTTGTTGTTGTAATTGGCTTATTGTGGCATATGCTTGTTGTATTGTTTGTTGATTTGCTAAATTCATTTGTTGTATTTGATTCATTGCTGCTTCAATCATATTTCTAGAATTTTTAGCAATCTTTTCACGTGCAGCATCACGTTTTTGAGTCATTCTATCTAGATTAGTTTTCTCCTTTCTAGATTGACTACCAACATTTTGAGGACCACCTCCAGATTGCTCTTCTGAACCACCTCCACCACCACGTGAAATGAGAGCAGTTTGACCACCAGTAGATTTTCCTCCTGCTGATGTACCAAACATTCTAGATGCTTCTGTTTGACTTGGTGAATTTACGCTTCCACCTCCTCCAGTATTAATTCCACCAAGATCAACAGGTGCTGGTGCTCCTATCATAGTATCCTGTGGTCCTACCAAATATTGATTATCTCCTCTTCCTCCACGCCATCTAGAATCATAGAACCTACCATCACTTGACATTTCACCTTGAACAAGACCATTCTGCTTATAATATGGAGGTGCTGCTCTAAATTCTAAAGCACCAGAAACGAATGAATTAGATCTTGATCTATTAGTTTTATTTCTAGTATCTCTTATATAACCTTGAATAACATCAGGTGTTGTTCCTGCCCACTCTGCTGCATCCTCAATACTTCTAATCTGTTTAAATTTATTTGATCCTCTACTAAAAACTCCATGAAACTGGCCAGGTGCAGCAAAAACATCTGTAAGATTAGTTCCACCGTAACCTCCATGTTGAACTCTATTTGCTGCTACCTGAAGTACATCAGTTGCAGATGATCCTCTACCAGCTTCTGTAGATAATGCTGCTGCAACACGTATCTCTTCTTCTGTTGGTGGTTTACCACCTTCAGCCGATTGACCTATATCAGTAGTATTAGATCTCGTATCTTCTTTACCACCACTTGTAAGATTACTCCATGTTTTATTAACCCATCCAGCTATTCCTTCTTGAGCTTGTTGGGTATTATCACCAATGGTTGTAGCACCCATGCCAGGAATTATAGCAGTAATCTTACCAAAGGTATCACCTAACCAATCTTTTGCTCCTGAGAATATATTTTGAAGTCCTGCAAAAGGTCCAGTAGCCTCTCCACCATCAGCAGATTCGCCTCCTCCCATTCCAAACATTCCTTTAGCACCATCAATAATATTACTTAACCAATTACCAGTTTTTTCTTTCTTATCTTCATCTAAACTTAGAGACCATCCTTTACCACCAAAGAAATTTTTAGTTCTATCAAGAATATCACCAAATATATTAGATTTATTTTCTTCCTTCTTTCCACCACCAAAAGTCTTACCTAACCAATCCTTCGCTCCACTTAAGAATCCACCTTTCTTCTCTTCCTTCTTCTCTTTTCCACCACCAAATATATTACCTATACCACTTAACCATCCACTACTCTTTTGATTTTTTGATCCTGCAGTATCTTTCTTTTTACCAAATCCACTAAAGAAATTTTTACCTTTATTAATAAGTCCACCAAGAAAGAATCCAGGAACTTCACCATAACCCATTCTTGAAGCTTCAGAAGCTCTTTCCTGAGTTAAATGTGGATTAACTCTTGTCGCTTTATTATCAATAGGAACTACATAACCAGTTTGATTAGATTTCGTTCCTATCCATTCTGTACCATGAGCTTCAATAGTTTTACCACCAACATCTACATTATATCCAGAATCAGGACCAGTAACAAAACCACCTAATTCATATTTGGGTATTTGTCTACCGTATTCTTTCTTACCCCAACTAAATGGATTCCACCAACTACTCTTCTTCTTCTCAGGTTTATTTAAAAAGTTCTGAATACCAGAATTAGATTTTTTCTTACTACCACCACCAAACAAATTACCTAAACCACCAAAAAATCCACTACTCTTCTTCTCTGGCTCCTTCTTCTTTCCACCACCAAACAAATTACCTAAACCACCAAAAAATCCACCACTCTTGTCTTCTTTTTTAGGTTTAAATAAAAAGTTCTCAATACCACTAGTACCACCACCATATGTGTCCAATTTCTGTTTAGGAGACATATTAAAGAACCGCATATATTCAGCAGTGGAAACCTCTTTTCCATTAATATATGCCTTCCCACTCTTCATATCAAATCTACCACTAACGTCTTGCTTTGACGTTATCTTTTGCATCTTTGGTGGTGGTGTTTTCTCTTTTTTACCACCCAATCCAAACAAATTACCTAAACCACCTAAGAATCCACCACCACCCTTTTCTCTTACTGTTTCCTGTTTACCTCCTTTACCACCTAATCCAAAAGCACTTAAAATACCTGAAAATCCACCACTTTCTTTCCATCCCTTTCTATTATTAAGAAAATCACTATTATCAAGACCTTCAAATATACCACTAAAATCTCTTAGTGATCTTGCAATATCACTATTCAATAAATTATCTTCAAATTCCTTAAGAGCAGGTTTAAACTCGTCTGGTAATTCGTTTTTCGTTAAAATAGTTTGAAGAGTCCGATCAATATCCCTAACACTATCACCTAATTTAGCAAATTCTCCATTTGGATCTAAAGAACTTAAATCTAAATCAGATCTATTATTAATAAAATCATTGAAAGAAGAAGCATCTTTTTGATCATTCTGCTTTGGAGTTTGTATTAAAGTTAATTGACCATTTTCAACTCCTAAAAATCCTTTATCATTAGGTCCAAAAACTCCTTTTAACGGATCCTCTTGCTGTTGGGGTCTTAAATTTAGAGCATCTTGATTACCTTCTAAGGTTCCATCAGCAACTGGTTGTGGGAATAATAATTCACTAACACCCCATAATGCAAGACCACTGCCTACAACTCTTGTACCCAGTCCTAATAGTCCTCTACCTCTTCCCCTACCTAATCCTCTTCCTCTTCCTCTTCCTCTACCCATTCCCATGCCACGACCACCACCAGTAGCAAATGCAATAAGTGCTCTAACACTACCAATAATATCTCTAATTAGTTTATCAGGTCTGAATAGATACTTCATCCCTAAAACAAGAGTACCTATTCCTAATACTGCCTGACCAAATCTGAATACTTTTTCAAACCATCCAGTATCCTCAGATAACATTCCATATAAACCATCAAGAGCATTAGTAACACCAAATTTGGCTATTGCCGCCATAAATTTGACAATAGAACTAACAACCTTAACTGCTGTCTCAACCGCTTCTTTATTTTTAGGATCTGCCATCCATTTCATTATTGGCAGAACAATAAAAAGTTTAAAGAGACTAGAGAACATCTTAAGAAGTCCTTCTAAAAATCCTGGTGCTCTACCTTCAGAAACTTTAGTTAAAAAACCCTTAGCGACCTTATTATCAGTCTTAGCATACTGCGGTTTAAATTTTTTCTTATTCTCAGCCTGTAATAATTCTAATCTTTTAACTTGTATATCATTAATTCTTTTAACAGACTTAGCAATACCATTTACAGTCTCACCTATATTATTAACTCCACTAGTATTTCTATTAATAGCAGATGAGACAGCAGAAGTTTTGCCTGTTTCCTTAACCTGAACAAACTTATAAAAATTAATTTTTGATCCCTTCTGTATAGTTGCCATTTAAACTTTCTGTACTATTGTTGATGGGGTTGTAACTACTATCTGTTGTGTATTATTTATTGGTACTGGTATAGGCATTGGTTGTAGTTTTTCCAACATTATAATAACTGGCATAAACTCTAATTGTTGATTGAATGCCCATTCTGCAGAAACTCCACCCTCTTGACTCCATGATTGTGATTTTGCATTACTTACTACACCAAGAACTCTAGGATCAATACCAAGTTTACTTCCTAATGAAGTTATAGCAGTCTTATAATCTCCACCCATAATAGCATTAACAGCACCACCCAATCCAAATTCCTCAGCTAAACCACCAAGCATAGCCATTGGATTAAGACTTTGCATAACGCCTTTAATACCACCACCACCTTGAACTGCCTCAATAATACCACCTATAGGTGATTGCATGATATTGTCCATACCAGGTATCATACCAAGACCTTGAGATAAAGCACCTTGAAGATCTCCTCCAATTACTTTACCTGCAATTTCTGCAATTGGACTACTCATTATATTTGATACGAAATCATTAGCACCAGGTATCATACCTACACCACTCATTATCGCACCACCAATATCACCAGACATAAGTCCTTGTCCAATGCCCATAATACCTTGACCGATGGTACTATTTGTAAAATTAGTAACAGCATCAGAAATACCCGCATTCACAAAGTCGAATGCACCACCTGCAGCAGCACCAATACCACCCATTATCGCACCACCAATATCTCCATTAGCAAGAGATGTAACAGCATTAACTGCTGCCATAACTGGAGCAACACCAGGAATAAACGATGCTACAGTTCTAACTATAGGATTCTGTGCAACTTGACTAACAGTATTAACAACACCACTAACTGCCTTACCTACACCACTAACAACATTACTAACTGTTTTAGTAATACCTCTAAATACTCTTCCCAAGAAGAAAGGTTTAACAAGTTTCCTTCCATCTTTCATGAAAGGGTCTTCTATATTGGCTAATGGTGTTTTTACAAGAATATTATTAATAAGTAATCTTGCTATTTCTTCACCTAATATTCCACCTGCAAGACCCGTAGCAAAAGCAGGAAAACCACCAAAGGGAGCACCAACTGCTGCACCAGCAGCATATCCGAGCATACCAGCACCTGCTACCCCAATGGAGTTAAGCATAGGTTGACCAAATGCACCATAACTCAATCCCGCTTCAATTATAGTGATAATCTTATCAAAACCAGTTAATTTTCCAAAAGAACCTTTAGCAGACTTAAGACCTGTCTTTAATTTCTTTAAATTATCAAGAACTTTAGGTGAGTCTTTAATCTTACCCAACCTTTTCATCAACTCAGCAGGTTTAAGGTTTTTAGCCTTATTACCCAAGTCCTTCATCATCTTGATAGGTTTGAACTTATTAAACTGTTTTGTAATAGGTTCTATAAGAGTATTTTTAGCTACGTCTAATAATTTACCAGGATTTTTAACCAATTCAACTACATCACCAAAGTTCTTTCTCCATTTCTTTGCTTGGTTTTTAACACCACCCCATACACCACTAATAAAATCATCAAACCAAGCACCAACATTTTGAGCAGTTTTTGTAACAGCTTCTACTCCTTCCCCAACTACATCCTTAACTTTTCCAAAATTTGATTTCGTACCTCCCCAAAGCCAATTCCAAGAATCACCAAGTCCTTTGTTAACCTTTCCAACATTATCAAGTGTACCTTTCTTAAGCCAATCAAAAGCACCACCTGCAGTATCTTTAATTTTAGTCCCTTGCTTTCCCCAATCAATACCTGCAAAAGGATTTTTTATATCAATTTTTGGTAATTTAAATTCTGGCCATTTAAACTTTGGTATATTTAATTTATCACCAATACCTTTAAAAGGATTTTTAAAATCAATTTTTGGTAATTTAAATCCTTTGAAAGGATCTTTTATATTAATCTTCTTAACAGAATCCCAAATTCCACTAAGGAATCCTTTTTTATCACCACCAGTTACCTTTTTATTACCAAATGTCTTACCAAACCAATTTTTTATACCGCTTAATGGTCCTGACTTAGTACCAGTACCAGTTATCTTAGGTTTTTTAAATCCATCAAATATATTATCCCACCAACTTTTTGGTTTAATACCACCAGTTACTTTCGTACCAAATCCAAATTTCTTTTTAGTATTCTTAAACCAATCAGTTAAAGGTTTAAATATCTTACCTACTTTAGATGTTCCACCAGTTATCTTAGGTCCTCTAAAGAAATTTCTCCAAGTCCTTTTTCCTAAATTCTTTAAACCACCTCTTCCTTTAGTAATACCCTTAGTACCTAATCCACCACCAGCAGAAATTGCGTCCTCTGCTCCAAATAATAACTCTTTTCCCCAATTAACGGCGGCAACCATTCCACCAATACCAGCTATGGCAAGAGCAATCTTACCAAATCCTGCTATTCTTTCTCCAATATCTTTATCTTTACCGAATACCTGATCAACAGTATTCATTATACCGCCTGTTAACCAGGAAGCAAATTTGTATATTTTCTCAAAAACAAAAGCAAGTTTATGTAAAAATAATTCTAACTTCTCAGTATTCTCTGGATCTCGCATCCAGTCAAGAACTTCTTTTGTTATAGCAATACTAGCAATCCATCGCAATAATTGAGTAATTGGACTCAATATCTCACTTAACCAACTAAAATCCTTTCCAATAACTTTCTTAACGCCAGTAGTTTTTTTAGGCTTTTTACTAACGTCTTTTAAATCTCTTTCTTGTAGTTTCTCAGCAGTCTGATCTTTTTCCCTTCTTTCTAGTCTGCGTTCTAGTCTTCTTGCTTTTTCTTCTTCTTTTAATTCAAGAAGTCCATTATCGGCAATAGCATCTACTGTTTTATTAATACTTGAAAGAGTTACTCCAAGTCTATTAATAGAATATGTAGTTTTTCTTGCAGCAGAGACTTCTGGAGACTTAGTGGTAGTACCTCCAATAGAAACAAGTTTATATGGTTTTAATTTAGTGGCCACTTTATTGTCTGTTTTTCTGCTGCTCTTTCATGCGTTTTTCCTCTTCTTCTAAGAAATTAACAAGCATTTGTACATATACTTCTTTTTCCCAAGGCATCAAATTATCGATATACTCAATATTCCACTTATGATGATGCATTAATGCGAAATTGCCTTCAAAATAGAATTGCAGTGTTGTATGAAGAAGGGCTATCCGAAAAAACTAGCTAATCCTTCTAAAACAACATCACTTTCAACACTAGTCTTAGGATTAGTTACCTTAACAGTATGTTGAAGTTTAGGCATGGTATCAAAGAAATCTTGAACTAATTGAAATTGCTTACTACTAAGATTTTCAAAAAATTCAACAATCTCTTCTTTAGGGAGATCGGTACAATCATGCACTTCCTCTACATCAGCGATTGATTTTACACAACCAGCTGCCATACCAAATATTTGATCCATTTGAACATCTTGACCTTCAACAAAATTCATTTGAACAAAGGTATCAAGACTTGGATAATCCATAGTAAGAATACAAGTATCAGATAACTTTAATTCCTTCTTATGACCTTTAGTCTTTTTGACTTTAATTTGGTCTAAAGGAATTTTAACTTCTACTTGAGTTTCACCATCATCAGGACAAGTAAGCAGAACGTTAACTTCTTCACCAGCAGATTTAGTACGAATCTGTAGGAATAAGTATTCGATATCAAATGTAGAAAGTTTTTCTACCTCCTGTATATCGGTGCAATTTTTAATAATGTCTTTAATAGCAGTTATGATATTTGACTGATCTCCAGTCTCAGTTGCTATAAGAAGAATTTTCTCCTCTTTAACGAGAAATGGTCTATAATTGACCGTTCTCCCATCAGAGGGTAGTTTCATTTTGTACTTAGGTACATTTAGCTTAGGTAATGCCATATAGTTCAATTCAGTATTATTATTTAGGGAAAAACCTTGAGGGTCGAAAAATACCCCGACTTTTTTTCCCGACTTTTTGGGAACTAAAAGTCGAATTATATATGCGAATTAGAAAAGGAAATTTATAACACTTGTAACTAATGCATTGATCGCACTAGTTTGAAAATTTTGTACAGTTATATTATTTGAAGTATAATCTGCTGAAATATCATCTAACCCAGCTGGAAGTGTAAGTGTATATGCATCTTGTCTCTCATCAAACTTATCTTCACCAAAGAACCTATAGCGTTCATAGTAAAAAGTAATTGGTAAAGTCATTATTTTAGAATTAGCGTTATCTAATTGTATTGACCCTATATTAAAAGGAAACACATTTTGCATCTGCCAACAAGAAGTAATTCTATGCTTTCTTAAAGGTCCACCAGTAGTTTGTGAAGCATTAAATGCAGCTTGTTGTATAGCAGTTAATGGTCCCATAAAATCCTCAAATACTGGATCACCTCCTCCTCTTTCCCATTTAAATACATAAACCTCTGGAGCAGTGTAATGTTTAAAGTAATCAGTATATTGATTAGCATCATTTGCCATCAATGATATCCATCTCTCGAAAAAGATCCTTGTTTTCTGTGATGCAGGAACCTTAAAATTAACTGAAAATTGACTGAAAGTACTTGAAGTAGCATATCTAACAGCAGAACCTACAGATCTAAACGATCCAGTTGTTACTTGTTTACTTGGAAGGTTTACCGTATCTGCAAAGTAATCTAATAAAGTATGCATATCACCAGTTTCTGCCTGTAAATTTCCTCCAGAAACAGCACCAGATGGACGTAATATTTTAGGTGTAGTAAAATGTAATGACCATAGGTTAGTAAAAGATGGTGAATTATCCTTACTAGTTGCCTGAGATATAAACGCCTGAAGTGAGGGATATACTGCTGATGCTTTATTTTTAATAGCCATTATACTTTAAGTTCCTTTTCGGTAATTAACATAAATTCCATTCCATAATCTTTGCAAAATTCTGTTGCTGCTTTCCACTTAGCTTGATTCACACTCCATGTAACAACTTCGGTAACATAACGTTTAGTTACTTTCTTTTGTCGTTTAGGTTCTTTTGTTTGTTTAGTAGGTTTAACTTCAACAATATACTTCTTTCCATTAACTTTTACATAGAAATCTGGATAATATCTATGACGTTTACCATCAACAGGAGATGTATAAGGTATAATAATTTCTTCACTCCCCCATTCTTGTACAGAAGGAGTCTGATCACACCAAAGCATGAATTTATATTCCCACGATGACCTGTAATTTATGTTACGAGGATCACCTTTATATTTGCGAGAAGATCTAGGAATGTACTTTCCTTGTTTATAACGCATAAATACATAGAGGTCACATTATATTTAGGCAGAAAGTTGGCAATATACAAGTACCCATATGAAACACCTGTTCCTGGTGATGGTGCAGCATTAGATGAATCTCCTACACAAGCTATAGATTACGTTTGTTTCCAAAGACAGGAAATGAATTACTCTGATAGTGATAAGGGGTTTGGTACTGGTGCTTTAAGTATGCCTGGTAATGAATTTAATGTTATTACTCATCCCGACAGAGTATACCTTGCTATGCCTCCTCAACTAGGAACTGCATATTCAGTTGGATATCAGGGCAAGAACATGGGTACTTTAGGAATGTTGGCTGGACAAATTGCATCACAGTCACCTCTTAATGAATCTTCAGAAGGAGAGGATGGAGGTGAGGCTGGTAAAATTGCAAAAGCATTACAAGATGCTGCAGGTGCTGTTGCTCCAGAATTTATAAGTTCAGCAGTTGCTGGTGGAATTACAGGTGCTAATCAATTCATGGGACTTGGTGGTGGTTTTGATGCTAATGACCTACAGGCATTAACCAACGGAAGAATATTCAATCCATATAGAGAACAAATATTTACTGGAATAGGATTCAGAAGTCATTCATTTACATTTAAATTGTTTGCAAGATCACCAGAAGAAGCACGAGAAATTAAAGGAATTATAGATTATTTTAAAAAAGGTGCACTACCTCAGATAACAGGAACAACTGATTCAGACAAAAGAGCTTCTAGAGATGATTATAGTGGTGGAATAAGTGATTCACGAACTGATGAAATTGAAGGTGCTCTTAATGAACTATCAAAAAATAGATACTTAAAAATTCCTGATAAATTCGATATTAAATTCATAAGAGTAACAACAGATTCTAATGGTAACTGGTCTTCACCTACACTTCATTTTAGAACAAAAATATCTGTTCTTACTCAAGTAGGTGTTAACTACACTCCAGACGGACAATATAATGCATTCAAACACATACAAAATGAATATGTTTCATCAACTGGAGGAAATCCAACTGCAATGCATGTTCCTGCAGTGACAATGCAACTTGCATTCCAAGAAGCACAACTAGTAACAAAAGACGACGTTAGTCAGGGATATTAATATGTCATACTTTAGTCAATTTCCAAATGTATATGCTGGTGAAGGTATTGGTGATAATGAATCATTTAAATATAGACTTGTTAAAAACCTCTTTAGAAGAGTTAAAGTAAGAGAAGATCTAGAAGAATTTGGTACATTATTTGAAGCTTATACAATAAAAACTGGTGAAACACCTAGTCAACTAGCATATAAAGTATATGGTGATTCTCATCTTGACTGGGTAATACTTTTGGTAAACAATATAGTTGACATGTATGAAGAATGGCCAAAAATTGATTCGGAACTAAGTCAATATGTTAATACAGTCTATAGTGATCCAGATGCAGTACACCATTATGAAACTAATAAGATTACTATCGGAGAAGGTACAGATGAAGTAGAATATATTAAAAAAGGTACTATAGTTAACTTAAGTTATCGTGTTGTAATGCCAGATGGAACAACAAAGACAGAAACAGAGTCAATATACCCAGTAACAAATTATGAGCATGAAGTTTACGAAAATGAAAAGAAGAGGCAAATATTAATGCCAAATACTACAATGATAAACAAAGTAACGGAAGAATTTGAAGACCTGATTGGATATGAATCTCATGTTGAATTAGATAATTCAAATAATAAATTGACTCCTAATAATATAGCATCAAGATTCTTAGATAATGTTGGATTTGTTACTGGAAGTATAGCAGTTGTTGGTCCAACAACTGCAGCAGATACAACTGCTCAAAGTGTTGCAGATGCATTATCAACTAGTACTGCTGTTACTACTGGTACTCCAAGTTCCATAGAATCTCTTGCTAGTACTACCACAACTACCACATCTACTACAACAAGTAGTTCGAGTGATACTACAAGCAGCGACTCTGGTACTGGCGGATACTAAAAAACCCTACAGACAAAAAAATACCCCGAATTTTTTTCGGGGTATTTTTGTAACTAAAAGTTGAAATATATATCAGTCTTGCATGGGACTTCCTGTTTTGTACCGTGCATTGATAAACATACTTTCTATTTCTAAAACATAGTTTGTATTGTGCCACCTAGATTCTTTAATCTCATCCATTGCTGCAGATGCTTTGCAGGGCAGAGGTGGTTGTTGATCGTTGTGAGTAAAAAAATCTCCTGACATTGTATTGTGTTGAATCTTACACACTATTTTATAACGAAACCCTCATAAAAGAGGGTTTCTTTATACTATCTTTCGGTTTACTTAACGATGATTAACCACCAGCAGCATCACATCCAATAGTACCACCAATAACAGCACCTAATGGAATTGCCCACCAGCGTCCGTCATCTCTTGATAGAGCAGCACCAGCAGCACCACCTAAAAGACCACCAGCAATCTTACCATCAGTACAATCATTTGTATCGACCTCCTCGTATACTGTAACTTCTCTACGATAAGATGGAGGGTTAGATGATCTTTGTTGTTCACAAGGAACTTCAATAGTTTCCTTCCATGATCTTACATATCCAGGGTCATCTTCTGTGCCTGGAATATATTCTTCACGATACTCACTTCTGAAACAGGTACGTTCATGTGAATAACCTGCTTGATATTCACCTGCTGTAACAGGTACCGAAGTAAGTAAAAGAGCCGCAGCAAGTGCTAGTTTCATAAATCTCCTTTGTTTATACTATAATTATACCATAAAAAAGGGGGGTCGTAACCCCCCTTGTGCCAGTTTGTAATCAGTCTTCTGATGCTAGTGAAGCAAAGTAAGATAGGGTGTCTTCTGCCTCTACAGGAGGAGCAGCAGCTGCCTTCTCTCTAAATTCTGATACTTCCTTACCCCAATTCTGAGGTGTAACTTCTTCCTCTGACTCATCAACTACAACAGGTGCAGGTCGTGTACCTTTACCAAGTACAAGATTTAATCTTGCCTGTAGTTGTTCATAAGACTTGAAGTTTTTCTTATCTTCAAACTCAGAAAGTGAGTAGGATTGTTTCCAAATGTTTTCCAACTCTTCATCATTAAGTCCACCTAAAGTGGCAGGTGCAGCGAACTCTGACTTATCATAGTTCCAGTACCCATCAACCTTTCTAATCTTTACCTTGAAGTCTGCAC